GTTCCGGATCCGCCGAGCGCGAGATCCGCCGAGCCGGCGAGCGCGCTCGAGCCAACCGCGGAAACCGAACCGCTCGCCAAGAAAATCGCGTTGATAATGCCGGCGAGATCTCCCAGGCCGCCCGCCCCGCCAGATCCGCCGAGCGCCAAGCTTGCCGAACCCGAAAGCGAACCAACACCCGCGGCGGATCCGGATCCGCCGAGCGCCAGATCCGCCGAACCGGCGATCGCGCTCGAGCCAGCCGCGGTTATTTCCCAGCACCCGATCGTCGGAGTGCTGGCGTCCCGCGTGGCGCCGCTGATATCTTCGCTGCACCATGTAGTTGAAGGCGTACCCGCGCCGTCAATATCACCACCTGACTTAGCGCGCGCATCCAGTGCCCCGCTGGCATCTGTGACTGATTCAAGTTCGCTCGTTGCCGTGATGCTATAAACGTTGTTGTCTGTTGCCGGATCAGGTAATCCGCTATTCGCGTCTGACTCCGTTGTGGCATTGTTGTTGCCGGTCCAGGTTGCACTCAGATTCACCGTTACATCATTAGTGAATCCGATTATTAAATTTCCAGTCAGTTCGCCGCCTTGGTAGTCGGCTAAGATGCCGTCGTCTGCTGCGGTCAGGTTGGACGGACAAATGAAGGTGTTGTAAAGCACCTTGAATTCACCATCTGCCACATTACGTGTAGTGAATCCCCCACCATCCCGCACTACGCACAGGTTGTTAGCGAATACTACGTCCCGCCCCTTCACCATGAAGTTAGCGTAGTTATAGTCCCCAGTATTTGCATTTCCGTCCAAGATGTTTCCAAGGATGCGCGTCTCGCCTGTGATCGAATAGCTACTTATATAGAACGTCGAATCGTAGTTACCAGTACCGATGCCTTTGATCTGCAAATTGCTGATGGTAAAGTCGATATCGACAGTACCATTGACAATGGTGGCAGCCGACGTGCCCCTGATCGCAGAACCATTGCTCGCGTTATAGCGCAGCGCGTTGGTTCTGACACTGCCGTTATCCTTGAAGCTATCCCCATCCTCTGCTGTCAGCACGATATTCTTAGTCGGCGTCGTGGTGCGTGCGGCAAGCGTCAGAATGGTCCCGGACTCGGTGTACTCGGTAGTATTTGTGACCGCGCCGATTTCCTGCTCCGTCAGTGTGCTCGGGATGTCTCCGTACCACGTACCTATGTCCGTGTACGCCTCTCCGAAACCGATAAGATCCTTCGCCACTAGCCGATCACTCCCGGCGCGGCGTCGCCCCCCAGGACGGCAGGATCAGGCACGTTATCCTTTACCTTCACCTTGCTCAGCACATAGGCTTTGGACTTGATGATTTTCTCTTTCTTGCGCTTCTTGCTCAGATCAATTTTGCCGTCTGGCTTCAACTTCTTCTTGCAGTCAGCCTCGGACTCAATGTCTTTGTCACCATCTGCCACCATTTCGTCAAGATCAATCTTGCGCGCCTTAATGCGCAGCATCGGATTCAGCTCGAAGGATCCCGGCTGACCTTCCCGCAAGTGATCGAACTCGGCCTTGGTACCGTCCACTTGGATGATGATGTAGTTAGGACTCGCCAGTTCCTTAGCTCCGAACACATGACTATCGTCTTTAACGGCGATTACGTCCCCGCGTTCTTCTGATTTGACCGCTTTGTACGGATCGCCGCCGCTGTACTTATTAACAGTCATGACAACCAGTTGAGCCATATTTACTTACCACCTCGCCCCGGCTGACCCATGAACGCGCTATTACCATCCCACCGCTCCATGCGCGTGACGACTTCACCATCTGTATTACGGACAGCAAACGCGCAAGCGGCAAGACCTGGACCCTCCACACACAAGAACTTGTGAGCCCATCCCGCGCGCACCAGCCCGAGCGACGGAGCCCTCAGCACTACTTCTTTTTCTGGCCCAACAAAGCGCCACGTCTCGCCTTCCTCGGGCCATTCCTCACCGGGAACCATTACGAGCGTATGGTCTGGCGCATCAATGTTCTTGACCTCCCGCCCCCAAATGTGAAACGTGCCACTGAATACAATTATGTTGTGGTCGAAGTTATGGCAGTGCAGGCGCACATAATCTCCCGGCTTGTTAAACCGCATTGGCCGAAAACCGAGATTGCCAAAGGCGCCATGCCGCGCCGTGCTGGCGTGGATGGCCCGCGCCTTCAGTTCGCCTAGCGTTGTGTTGTCGTCAGTCATGCTTTCTGCACCTGATGATTATCGAATGCCCCGCCTCTAGCGAACCCGCAAATTCGCAGGGGGCAGTGGCTTTGGGTAGGCGATCCTCTTTATAACAAGACCGCTCGCGTCACTTTCTTCGTCGGCGTTCGCGGCTGTTACGTGCCAACAGTACGTTTGACCAAAGGCCAGCGGCCCATCGGTGTAAGTGAGCGCCGGCGCGTCTACCCGGCCAACGGCAGTAAATCCAGCCGGATAAGTAGGGCACGAATCGTCCGCCCCCTGCGGTGCGCGGTATACGTTATAAAACTCCGCGTACTGTCCGCTGGAATCCCAATCGAGAATCGCCCCATCGAGCGGCGCGTCTTGCGCCCGCGCTTTTGAACTACACAAGACAAGCGCCATGAACGTAATAACAAAAATGGCGGACACGCCGCCAGAGTGCCGCAGTAATATCTTCATGGTTTTCCCCTCTAGTTTCATCGGCGTTAGTTAGAACGCCCATTAGTGAAACGTGACGCAACGCCAACTCGCGCCGCCGGATGCGATCATTAAATGCCCCGCTTGTAATTTTCCTCGGCATCCGAAAGCGTACCCATAACGCTTAAATGCCGGCCGTTATCTCCAACACGTTTTTTGCATTGTTTGGCGTTCATCCGCGCCCAATGCGCAAAACGAAAAACGTCAAGGTAATGCATATCAATAGAAACGTTTCCGAATTTCATTGTCACAACATCGCCAGCGTTCGACACCTCAACGCGCCGCGGCGCAACTAGATCCTTTGTAATTACATCGATTGGCATTCTCGCCCCCCTGGCGGTTTAACTAGACCTCGGCCGCGGCCTTGATCGGAACCTCTTTTGCGACATTGCGCTCGATACACTTCGCCGCGGTTGCGTCGGAAACTTCGATCTGCGCGCCCTTTACGAAACGCACCTCGGCACCGCGGATCGTTTTAACCTTCAGGCGCGGATAAATCTTTGCTCGCGGCGACATGCCGAAAGCATCCGCCGCTTTCTTTTGCCCCTCAAGATTGCGCATTGATCCGTCCACATCGCAAAGCAACTCGATTTTTTTCATGCTCTTAACCCTCCAAACAGATAAACCACGCGCCACACCTGGCGCCCGAACGCGCGCGCTTAGTCGAGCGTTATGTCGAGATCTCCCGCCGCAAATTCCGGCGTGATCCCGCTCGAAACGGCAAGGTTACTTGTTAACGCGCCCTTCATGAAAAGATTTCCGGCGCCGCTCGCGTCGGATCCGATTCCGAAATCTTGCTCGGTTTCGCTGCCACCAGTCGCTTGCGCGAAAGTGATCGCGTTATCATTGTCGCAAGTATTCCCGGCAACCGTCCATTGTGCCGAGCTCCGCGCAACGCTTTGGCGCCCGTAACTTGTATAAGCGGCCTCGCTCGTCGTTTGCGAACCGGCTTCGCCCGGATCCGCGGTGTGCAAACTGATATAAAAAACGCCGGCGGTCGAACTTCCGCGCAACCCCGTCGCATCGCCCACGTTTGCCAGATTCGCATTTTCGAAAATCAGACTTAGCAAACCCGTTTCGAAACTATTTGTTGCGCTCATATCGACCCCTCATTTACGCCAAGATTGTGAAAAATTTCCGCGTTTAGGCGGACTGGTAAAACGCCGAGCCGGTTTTCGCGGCTCCGGTACTGCATCATCCTCGCCTGGCGTTTCGGCCTCTGGCGATTCGAATGCTAGCTCGCCGTTTGGTTGCGTCAAATGTTTTTCGATTCTGTCCATGTTCATTCGATGCACGCCGCACGCCTCGGCAACCGCGTCGGACATTACGCGACAGTCTAGCCCCTCGTTACGCCGGCCGGATGGCAAAACCCACTCGACTTTTGCATGGCCGCGAATGTAGCGCGTGCGCATCCGTTCCGCGGTCATCTGCTTGAATTCCTCGTCAGGCAAACCCGCCGGCAAATGCACGTAACCCGGACCAGGCTTATCGATTCGTAATTGTGCATAGAACGCCGCTTTACCTGTGTCCGACCCCATCGGCCAAAGCTTCACCCCGCCCTTAATGAACTTGCCGCCGAACGAAACGTCTTGATCCGTCGGCCGACCGATTAGCGGTTTTGCCGCTTGCGACTGCCCTTTAAGTGCAAAAACGCGCTTGGTCGGCGCCCATTTACGCGCGAACATGCGCACAAAATGCGTTGTTTTGCCGTCCGATGCGTCAACACCCATCGCAAGCAAACGAAGCTCGCCGCCGAGCGCGTGATCGTAAGTTTTTTCGAGCAGGCGTTCGAGCTCCGCCCACGTTGCCGGCAATTCCGGCGGCCCGAAAATAACCTCGCGACCACAAAGCCAGGTTTCGCGGTTGCGCCCGTATCCCCACAACCGCGCCTCGAGCCGATCACCCTGCACATCGACGCCGGCGCATAGCACGCAAACGCCCGCCGGAATCTTGCTGTTGATTCGATACGATTCGACGCGGGTTTTTAACGCGGCGTCGTCAACGGTTTCGCCTTGTTCCTCATACGCCTCGCCAAGAACCGTATTCGTAAACGTTTTCTTAAGCTTGCCGGTAACATCCTTTTCCGCCTTCAAAAACTGCAATATGATTTTTCGCCAACCAAACCAACCGATAGGCGAATAAAGCGCGTTAAGCTTGAACCCGGCCGCGCGATCCGGGCCCGGATTGGTAGCGCGCCAAGCGCCATCGAGCAACATTTGGGATTTGCTGTGCTCGTGTATCGGATCCGAGCAAGCTTCGCAGTCGTACCAAATATCGAGGATCTCGCCCGAGTCGCGCAGGCTTGCCCCATCGATCGGCGTATCGCTTTCCGTGAGCTCGCCGGTTTCCTGGTTTACCGATTCGTAAACTTTGCGCGTTGTCCATTTCAGGCGATCAAACCGAAGCGTTTGATAATGCCGGCAATGCGGACAAGGCACATAATATTCGCGGCGATCACTCGCCTTATATGCCCGATCGATGCGCCCGTCCGCGATCGTTGGCGTCGATACTTTGAACATCTTTTTACGCGTGTAAGTATCCGCCCGCTTTGCCGCCAATTCTTCCGGATCGCCTTGCCCGTCCACATCATCGGGATATTCTTCGATCTCATCGAGAAACAGTTTACCGGAAGGCGTGGATTTCAGATCGTTCGCGCTATTGGCGCCTGCAAAGACCAGCAACCCGGCGCCGTTTCCGAATTCTTTCATCAACGTCGTATTACCCGAGTCGCGCGATTTCGCGTCCCGGATCCGCCCGCGTAGCTCTGGCGTGTCGTTAATCATCGGCGTTATGCGGGTTTTGCTCGACTTCTTTGCGCCGCTAGATGTTGGCATAACGATCATCATCGTGCCGACGCCCTGGTGCACATGCTCGCCGATCCAGTTATTCCCGCATTCCGTCCCGCCGATCTGCGTCGGTTTCTGAAAAACGATTTCTTGCGTCGGATCCTCATCGCTCAATAGATCCATAATCTCGCGCAGGTAAGGCGTGCGCCGCGTTGACCAACGACCATGCTCGGCGCTCGAAACCTTCGACAATATTCGAAACTTGTCCGCCCATTCGCTAACCGTGAGCCGCGGGCGCAACGCATCAAGCAAACCAGTCGCAAAGGATCTCGCGAGCTCGCGCGGATCCAGGACGATATCGCTAAGCGTTGTCATCCTCGGCGGCCTCCAACACCTTTGCGATATCCGCCAGAGCTGCGCGAAATTCATCAAGCAAAACCTGCTCGGCGCGTTGCGGATCTTGCGGAGCAATAATCGGCGATATTCGCGCCGGCAGTTGCATAAGATCCGAAACCAGACGTTGCGCCAGCGCGTATTGCGCGCGCTTGGCCTTTTCCGCGTCGATCAACTTGCCGGACTTTTCCAGCAATGCGAGCTCGGATCGATCGGCTTCGAGCCGCTCGCGGCGCGCCCGGTTTTGCCAATACTCCGATGCCTGTCCTTTTTCGGCTCGCGCCTTTTTCGTAACGTCGAGCGTTTCGTCGAGAATCGCGTCCGTCGCCTCGACCGGGATCCGCCCGGCATCATCGAGCTCGATCCGCCCGGAGCCGACCAATTGATTGATTCGCGAAACCGAGCAACCGCGATGTTCCGCATACGCGGTTTGCGTCATCGTCTCGGTTTGCTCGTCAGTTTCCACCGTTACCCCAAATTAGACACTAGCGATTTTTGGCGCTCGCCCGCTGCGCTCGGACGCCAGGCCAAAGGGACCCGCGCCGTTTGCGCGATTTTAAGCGTCTTTGTTCAAAAAGCGAAACCGGCGCCTTGTTTGTCCTGTTGTCCCATTGTCCCATTGAAAATGAGATTACACGCCCGCGCGCGCGCGCGCGCGTAGGGATTTTTTAACGGGACAATGGGACTTTAGGACAATCAACGGGTTAGCGCGATTAGCTAACCCGTTTTGGGACGGTAATAACGCCAGGTTCGGGCGCCGGTTCGCTTATCCTTTGGCGCCTTGGCCCTTTCCCAACCAAGGCGCGCCATGATCCGCCCGATGCGTTGTTGCTCCGCCAGCGACCAGCGTTGACGATCGACGCCGATCGCCGTCAGGATCTCGCCAGTTGTTACGCCGTCGCGCGGTTGGTAATTGGTATCAGTATCGCCGGCGAGATATTCTACGATCTGATCCTCGTAAGCGTCGCCAATGTAACGCCTATCCTGTTGCTCTGTAAAGAGCGGCCTTTCCGAGTCGATCACATGCCACGGCGTCCCGTCCTCGTAAAGCTTGAGCGCCTCGGCGAATAGTTGATCGCGATCTTTTGCCAATTCCTCGAGATCGATCCGGCCGACCCTTACCGGCCAATATCGCCGATTGCCGGTGTCGTCTTTTAAATACGTGGTGTTATTGACCGTCCCACCGAAAACACACTGCCGCACCACGTCAACCGGCCTCCGGCCATACGGATTACGATAGCGATCCTTAGACCTCGAGAAAAACGCTTTAGACTTCGAAGCTTCGGCCCTGTTAAAACTGTCGAGCTCCGCGAGCTCTACGCCCCACATGCCGCGGATGATTTGATAACCGTCGGTGCTGTTAAGCTCGAAACCTGCATCCGTGAACCAAGGCGAAAACAGTATCCGCAGCACCGTCGATTTTCCGGCATTCTGCTCGCCCTCGAGTATTAACACCGTATCGACCTTAGTCTCGACAGGCGCCCGCATCACCCTGGCGCACGCGGCAACAAGGAATTTCGCCCCGGCAAGCGCGCAATACGCGCTTGCCTCGGCTCCGCAATAGGCCGATAACCAATATCGAACGCGCGGGTTCCCGTCCCACCGCAACCCCTCGAGATATTCGCGCACCTCGTGAAACCGATTGTTGAGTGAGACAACCGTAAACGCATGATGCAATTCGCGTTCCGGGATCCGAGTAATGCGATATTCGCGCGCCAACCAGAGCGCGAAAAAACTTTCGTCGTCATCCGTCCAGGCGCCGCCGGCGTTTTCCGACCACGGCAGCGGCTTGCGCTTGCGAATGACTCCGGAAAAATCATCGAATGCAATCGCGCCTTTTATAGCCGGATCATTCTCGAGGATCGCGACAACGTTATCGATAGCCGCAATAATCTTTCCGGAATCTGTTTTGCGCAATCTGTGATCGTGAACGCCACGCCACGGCGCCGAATCATCAACAACGCCGAGCGGCATCGGTCCCGCAATTGTCATTGGCAAACCCCCTCGAAAATTTGTTTTAACTTCTTATCGAGCGCCAGGCGCCGGCGCCGTTCGTAATCGCGGACCATATCTTGCGACGCCCAGGCCGGCCAAAGTCGGCGCGGCTTTTTCTCGGTCGGCGCCATCGACAAAAACGCTAATTGCGCGAAATCGGTTTTAGCATATTCGCATTCCGGGATCCTGTAATCCCATAACTCGACGATCGGACATATGCGCGCGAGCTCCGCAACAAACCAGAAAACCGCGGGCGCGCCGTCGATAAAATGCGCGCCGTAATCTCGATCGATCACATGCACCTCGAGATCGGACAACGCGCCGAGCTCAAACGTTAACGGCCGATAATCCCTTGGAGCGATTGCCAAACATGGCCGATCGTCCGGCGATTTCCAATCCTCACCAAAGACAACCGGCACACCACGCAGCCGAAAAACACCAGTCGCGCGCAGACCGTCAAAGCCTCTCGAATATGCGAGTTTTTTTAGCCGCATCAGGCGCGCCCCGCAATCAAAAAAAAGCGCCGACGCAAAAGCGCCGACGCTAAGCCCGTACCAACAGGCGGGAGGAATGTAACCATTATGCCGAGAAAATATCCGGACGCAAGTCGGCCCGCTTAACGCCGCCCGCCGTCGCTTTTTCCAGGCGCACGGCAAGATCCGCGCTCGCACGTCGATGCCCGTAAGCAACCAGGCGCAAATACTCGGGCGAATTACCAACGCCGGCGGCGAGTCGCCTTTTAGCCTTCGCTGACAGATCGCCCCAGTGATCCAGAAATCGTTTAGTCATGCTTGTCTAACCCGTATCATTGCGATATGGTTATCGTAGCGGTTTGATACACCGCACGCAAGGCGGGATTATTCGTTAACAAAACAAAGGAGTACGATCATGCATACCTCAGTCTTACCCCCACCGAAGCGCCGCCAAAGTCGCAGATATCGCGATTGCCTGCATTGGATCGCCTGGAATGACGATACGGCATGGCTGTTCCAAACTCCGCGAATAATTTCGACAACCGCGGCGCTCGTCGCCGACGTTTTCGACCGAAGTGACGCCGAGATCATTGCCGATCTGGACGCGATAATGCGAAAAATTATCGCAAGGCAACCGGAAGCATTTTTAAACTCTATCGAGGATCTCGACCGATGCAAACAATCAGCCTAGCCGCAAACCTGGCTCCGCCCGAACGCACAAACATTGCGCCGTTCACGGTCGAAGCCAAACCAATCGAGCCCGGATCGATTTACAAAACGCACGCAATTAAATGGCACGGAATCACGCTTCGCGAGCAAATCACCGTCCCCGCATTCGTCGAATGCATCACCGCGGCCGCGATCGCAAAAGTCGAGCGCAAAATCACCGTCGACCAATATCGCGAACTCGTGCGCGAGCTCCGCGGGATGTGCTCCAGTCATACAATGGCAAAGGAATGCCGCGCGCATATCTATCGCTCGCGCGACGTGTCCACGCGCGTGCCGATCGGGATCGCGCGCGTGCATTGTCCAGGCTGCCAGAAACGCAAATTCGAGTCGGATTTTTATTACATCGGACAAGGCAAAAAACGCGCCGCCATTTGCAAGGAATGCGAGCAACGCGGCGTTTCCCCTCACCGCGCGATTAAACTCGACGCGGCCAACCAGAAGAAAGGCTAACAGAAATGACGCTCCCGATATACGTATTGATCTGCGGCGCCCTTGGGTTTTTTCTCGGCGGTTTCTACATCGGTTTTTTAATGTGCGCGGTTTTCTCCGTCGATCGCGTAATCCGGCGAACCCACAACCGGCGCCCTCGGTTCAATAATCCGGATCCGTATTACGTGCGCCCGGCGATCGTCACCGGCCGCCCCGCCGTTACCAAACGTGAACGCGCTTTGTCTGCCGCGTTCATCGCCGCCGCCGCGATCGCGGTCGGCGCGCTCTATCTCACACTGTAAAGGAACTCAAACCATGAATAACACCGAGAAAAACTTCCAGGCAAGCGCCGAGCTCGACGCCGCACAACTCGAGCTCGAGAAAAAAATCCAGGACGCCGGCGCATTGCTAACAGGCGATTGCGTGCTCGCGCTGGCAAAGCGACGGATATCCGGCGAGATCCTCAAACATGACGAGATGGCCGTTATCATCGCCCTCGCCCGGCAAACCGAGCGGAGCGCGCTCGTCACCCAACGCGCCCTCAATCTGCTCTCGATGATCCGCCAGCGCGTAAGCTTAATGCCCGGACTAGCATCGGATCCAGGATGGATCTTGCGGGAACAACAGGCGGTCGAACTATTTAAACGCCTCGACAAAATTATCAAGCTCGAGCGCCAGGTTAATAACTCGGGCGAGCCCAACAAACCCCACTAGGGAGAATGAAGATGCACTATTACGATCTGACAGTTAGCACCAAGAAAAGCGACACGTTCAAGGTATGCGGGTTCCACGGCAACATTGAGCACCTCGCGGTGCAAGCGCCCAACCCGATCGGAGCGGTAGACATCGCCAAATCACATGGATATTTCCAGTTAAACGCTTGCACGTTCGACGGGATTGCCAATCCTGACTCGCCCGGTTATTCGCGTGTTTTTCGTTTTCAATCGCAGTGAAGCCACAACGTCGTCATCAGTGCATTGTATGCGGTCGGCGTTTCCGAGCGTTTCTAAAAAGTCGCCCGGACATGCCAGCCCGCAGCCTTGATTTGCACTATACGGACAGATCAGGAAAATTTTGCACTCTCAGATGCGCGGCGAAGTATGCCGTTCAGCATTTAACGGAAGGCGAATGACCTCGGCCTCACGTCGAGGCGGTTTGCATTTCGCGGCCGCCTCGACGAGCCAGGCCGCGAACGCCGGCGGAGTTTTTTCGAACTCCGACTTATTGCAAACCGGGCGAGCTCGAGCGCGATCACGCCCCGACCATAAACCGATCGTATGCGTTGCTTCGCCGAGCGCGATCGGAATCGCCGGCAAGTCGCGCGGCTCCAGGCCAACGAAATACAAAATAGACGCCTTTCGGGCGCGGTGGCCAAAATCCCATTGATAAACCGGCAGCACCCATCCGCCGAACGCATCCCGGCCGCCAGGACAATAAGCGCCTTTCTCCGTAACTATCCCCGGAAGATCCCACAAACCCGAGCGCGCCGGATGCTCGAGCACCCCGCCACAACGCCGAACCGCATCAAGCGCAAAAATCGCGAGCTCGCGTTCGCCTGGTTCCGGCTTCGCAAAGTGCCGCAAGGAACCCCACGCGCGACAAGGCGGATGCGCAACGACGGGCCCCGAATAATCGAACGTGCGCGCGTCGCGTCGCTTGTCGTATATCTCGAGCCCATCGATGCTGGTAATAGATTTATACGCGCTACGCGCCCGGACAAACAAAACCGAAACCGGCGAGCTCATCGCCGCCCCTGTTCGGCCTCGATATCGACCTCGATCTCGCGAGCGCGCCGGCGCCACTTCCGGACCTTGCGCTCGAGCTCCGCATTTCCGGGATCCTGGCGCAAAAGGCGTTCGTAGTGGTAAAGCTCGGCCTCCGCGTCGCGCCTTAATTGCTTCAACTCGCCAAGCGCGACCCGCACCTCTAACGCCCTCAGCGCCTCCGTATGCGCATATCGCGATTCGACGGTATAAACCCCCGTCGCAACGGCGCCAACAAGCGTAACGGCCGCCAGAGTCGCCGAGACGCTCAATCCTCTACCCATTCCCGCATAGTCCGCTTGTCAGCATTACAGGCACCTAGCGCGCCCCTGGTTGCCTGAAGCGCGTCCACCAGGTCCCCGTTAGTCTCGATCCGGATCCGCGGGACTGGCGTGCGCGCCATCAGAGCCGCCGGCGGCCGGACCTTGATCGTTTGGGTTTTCGTCACTATTCGAGGCGTTGAGCAACCCGACGAGCTCACCAGGCACGCGAGTATTAGCCCAATCGCGAACCGCCGGCGAAGTGCGTTTAAGCGTTCGGATCTCATTCGTTAACCTTTCATTTCGGCGCACAAGCGCCACTCGGGCGCGCTCCCGGCCGGCGAGAATCCGGTCGAGCCGGCGCGAATCCTCGACAACGCGCTCGAGCTCGGCATTGGCCGCGCCGGCGGCCTCGGCCGTTATCAAATACGCTTGCTCGAGCTCACCGCGCTCGGCCCGAAGTGCCCGAATGTAAAGACCCATCCCCGCAAATGCAGCAATGGCAACGCCTACAACCGCAAGGCGGATCCCCAGGCCGGAAAACATCACACGGCGCCCGGATCGCCCTTGTTAATCATCGAGTCGAGCCACCATCCCACGGCGAGCCCCACCGCAACCGCCCCCCCTGGATGCGCGGCCGCGATCGCAACCGCCTCGAGCAGATACACCGCCACAAACCAGAAAACAAACAACGTCGCAAAGGTAGACTTTGGATAATTGGCGATAAAGTGATCGACCAGGCGCGCGTGCGTTTCCCCGCGTCGCTTTTTCTTGTACCAATGCCCGATCATCCCGACCAGGCCGGCAACAATAAAACCCCACTCGGCCGGCCCGGACGGAAACCGCAACAGCACGTTGACCCACCCGACAAGCTCATCCGGGATTATCGCTTGCGGATCCTGCGCAAACGCACCATTGGACCACATTACCACGATCACCAGCGCGACCAGGCCAACCCCTACAAACCGCGAAATGCATTCAGCCATAAAACCCCCTAATCGAAATCAAATCGCATCCCCGTATAGAACCATTCCGCCGCGTCAAAACCTGGGCACGTTTTCAACCACTCAAATGGCTCGATCTCCCCGTCGCCGTCCACGTCCGGCGATAAATCTCTATGCCCTGTCACCTCGATATTGTAATCCGCCGCAGCCTGGACCGTATCGTAAACACTGTTAGCAAGATCCGGATATTTGTCCGTTACGCCATCAAGCGCCGCCTGTATCACATTAGTTACCGCCGAACGAAGCCCGAGCCACTGATCGCGATTAAATTGATCCGTGCCAACCATCGCCAGGCCGATCGAGTGCGTGTTATTTCCTCGCGCGTGCGCGCCAACCTCGTCGAAATGGCGGCCCGACTGATAAACGCCGGAATGGTGAATAATGCCGTGATAACCGATCGCATCAAACTGAAAATTCAGCCGCTTGCGCCAGGTTTTCGAACGCTTGAAACCTCGATCGCGATGCCATCCGTTAATCGTGGACGAAAAGCACGCGCGCCCGTTAGGCGTTGCCGTGCAATGTATAACAATCTGGTCAATTCTCCGTTTCAACATCCTCCGCCTCCCGTTTGCCGCGAGCTCGCCGCCCGACGTATGCGTTTACAAGCTCGTGAACATCCCAAAAACACACAATGACATGATTAGTCATCACGCCGATTAACGTTACCACGGCGATTAAAACATCGTCCGGCAATTCCTGGCCGGTATGCCGCCGGAAAAAAAACGCACCCAACAAAGCAAACGGCGCCGACGCCGTACCGGAAACAATCCGCCAACGCCGCCGAGCTCCAAAATCACCGCCTGCGCGCCGTTCTTTCCCGTTCCAATCGTCGTACATGGCAAACCCTTTTTTCTTATTGAAACCTTACGCGCCACCCTTCCACCGTAGCGGCGCAGCAATAACACCTGGCGGCGCATTCGCGCCCGTTGGCGTGTTCCCGACGCGGCAATGCTCGTGCAAAACATCCGAAACGTTTTCGCCGTCGCTTTGCAATTCGCGTAGCTTTTCAAGCACCGAGCCCGCCGGATCGATCAACACAATCGCCGCGGCATCGGCCAAAATCTGACCGCTAAACGGATGCGGAATTAGCGCCATGTCGGCGTTTTTAATTGCCTGCGTCACCGGGCGCGCGACGCGCTTTTCATTGCGCCAGGCGGCGAGCTCGGCGGCGGCGTCAGGCCCGGCAAGCTTCGCCCGATCAAGCTTGCGACGTGGCGCCCACTGATAACCGACCTTGCCGCGCATGAAATCCGGGCGCGTATTCGTTGGCCCATTGTTCGCCCAGGGCGGATCTTCTGCGCAATAAGTGCCAATGATATCGCCGGCGCTATCCACCGCCGCAAACGCAAAAAATGGAATCTCCCCGTTGCCGAGATCGTAAGGCGGCGACGCTTGGACATATCTTTGCTGCGAGTAAACCGTCCCGCCGCCGCCCGTGATAGCTAGATACAAGTACGTTGTTGGAGCCGTACTTACAATAAAAGCATTTACAAACCATGCATTGATCGATGCGGTTGTCGCGCTGCGCCAGTGCTGCGGATAAAATCCATATGTTCCGCCCGGCAATGTGAAATGGCCGGAACCCGTCGTCGAAACCGAACCCGTCGTCGTAGCGAGATCCGCTTGACGAATTTGGATAATCACGGGTTCGTTTGCTAGAAATAGTCCATCGAAATAAACCGTACCCGTCGCCGTTCCCGCGGCCGGAACCCCGCCGGTAATGCGCAGCTTTACAAAACGCGCCGACGCCGGCGATGTTTCATCGCCTCTGTAGTACGTCGCCGCCGTCGGCGTGTTTGTCAAATCAACAACCGACGTGGTAGATATTTGCGCCTGCGCATCATCGTACCAAACCAATTCGAGGCGTGCGGATACATTCGCCACGCTCCCCTTTAACCAGACCGACCAAGGAATCCGGATCGAGCCGCCAATCGCAATAAACTCGCTTGACAACGCATAGCCGCCACCGTTCGCGAGCACCGTCGATGTAAACGCCATCGAATTTGCGCCGTGCATATCGTTTGCCGATTCCTGGCCGTGCGATCCGCCAGAGTAATCGGTAAACGTCCACCCGGATTCATTATCCTCGAAGCTTGCATTACGTAGCGCGTTCGGCCCGGTCGGCACAAGCGCGGAATTAACGCCGTCGTGATTATGATCCTGCGCGGCCGTGAAACTGTGACCCAACCATTCCTCGAGATGCACAAGCGAATCCCGGATCTGTGTTAATAGCCCGGTCGTAATCGGCGAATCCGGATCGATCGCGGCGTCCGCAATCGATGTAAAGTTTTTGCTTGGCGCGGCCATGTTTGCCCCTTAGATAATTAAATAAGCGTCGGACCCGTCGCCCATCAAACCGGCATTGTCCGAAACGTGCGCATATTCCGAATCCGACGGATGATTGCCGGCCGTGTTCGGCGCGATGTACCCGTAATTTTTTTCAAACGTTGTAGTGCGCCCGCGGATCCGGATCCGGTTGCCGAGATCCTCGACCCTGGTTACAAGTATCCGCGTCGCCTTCGCCGCGCCGGTTTCGTCAGTTATAAACGCCGTTGTAAGCGTCCCGAAGTCTGCGAGCTCGATGCCGGCGTCCTTTGGATCGAGCTCGAACGAAACCTCGCGCGGCGCGTCGCGGTACAGAATCAATTGACGCTTGACCCAGGCGCGCATAGCAATATCACCGGCGGCGCCAAACCAGCGCGAGAAAAGAGATTCCGGCCTCACGTCACCATACTGCGACGGATCTTCCGCGTCCGCCTCGATCGCGAGCTCGGTCCGTTCGAAATTCGCAAGCTCGTCGATATCGCCGGCAACGTCGCGGATCGCAAACGAAACCGCCCACCGCGTCCGGCGTAACTCATGCAACACACTCACGGCGACGGATCCATCGATCAACTCGGCATCATCCCCCCAGGCGTGCGCGACCACGCGCGACGGCAGCACAACCCGAAATTTCGTTTTTTGCGCAACCGGATCCCAATAAATAACCGCGTGCGCCAGCGGAAGCATTTCCTCTAACAATTCGTCCGCGTCGGTCGGCTCCGTAATGCAGACAGTTACCCGATACAAATCGCCGAGCCATTTGTCGTTTTCGTCATCAAACCCCACGCCATCAACCAGGCTCGCCGGAACCCCGGAATCATCGAGGATCTGTTGCGCCACGTCGCCGAATTGTTCCTCGATCTGGACCCAACATTGCTGCACCTCATCATCCGCCCGATGATCCTCGCGCGTTGTTCCGAAGCTTGCGCGCCTGGTCGTATCCGCCCACTCGAGCGCCGAACCTGTAATCGATTCGTATTCGATAACCTCGGATCCGATCGCCACAAACTCACGCTTGCCCGTCACCGCCGGATCTTTGTAAAGGCCGATATATGCCGAGCCCACATCGAGCGAAAGCTTACCGATCTCGATCGAACTGCTCGAATCCGGCAACACCGTCCATCCGAGTGTTAGCGTTGCCGTCCGCGTCGCGCCGACGTAACTCGAAATGATGCGTCGCTGCCCCTCGCCCGTTCGCGCCGTAATATACGCCTCGCAATCATCATAGAACCCGTCAACCGGGCTCGCGTCATCCGGTAGGACAACCGTCGAGGCGGCGGCCGAAACCACTACGCCGGCGAATTCCGCCGCGTTTAGATCCGCTTGCAACCGTCCATCCGTCGGCCCAGGCAGCAACGTGCGATCGACGCGCTTGGTCGGATCCTTGAGCGTTACCCGAATCGTCCCGGCGCGATCGGGCCCGGTAATCGAATCGATAATATATTGCTCGACCGCCGGCGTTTGCCATACACCATCCAGGATGAACGCCCGCGAGATCCGCGCCGTGCGATTTTGCCAGTACGGATTGCGCGCCAGGAACCGCGCCCAAAACGTCCCGGCCGCCGGCGCTGCGCGCGTCGCATGATATGGATCCTGATCGATATCCGATCCGGTATCGTCCGCCAGGCGGATCGCGGTCGATGATCGGCGCGCGTATCCGGTTTCGATATCGATCTCCGTCGGCGCCATCGATACATCATCGATTAGCGGGCGCACGAGCTCGCCCGCCGGGATCGGCGAGCCGCGTTTCGTAAACTTGATTGTATGCACCCCCGGATCATAATTCGCCGGATCCTGGCACGTTGCACGAGTGTTATAACACTCCGAGCCCGCCGCACCCGCCGCGGTACAAGGCGCGCTCCCGTAAACGTTATTACATCTATCGATATCGAGCTCGAGCGTATAGCTTAAGACGCGAACCGGCATCAGACCTCCAAAGCCAACCCGGTCAACGGGACGGTAAGACTACACAAAGCGCCGGCCGAATGCGGCGTCGTAAACTTTCCATCGACCGAGCACAAGTGCAATTCGCTCGCATAACTGTCCGGATGCCAGGCAAACAAAAACGGCTCCGCCCGCAAGTGCGCCGACCAGGCCGGCAACCATGTCGAGCGGATCCAGGCCCATGAAAGCAACTCGAACGTAATCGCCTGTTGCCATTCCTCGAACTCGATTACCTTGCCGAGCGGATGCCCGTTAACGCTCCGATTATAACGCTCGACCGAATCGCGCCCGATCGGATCGAACCCGGCCGGCACGCCGGACGGAATGCTAAGTCGCACACCGAGCAACGCGATCGCGATTGTCGGCGGCGTGCCCGTCTTTACAGTAATGCGCCAGTATCGATAAGACGCCGAAACAAACGGCAAATATACCGGCTTATCATCCGCCGGCGTAACAGACGCGACCAGCACATCGGACGCTGCAAAATTATCGGTACTTCCGCGGACCTCGAGCTCGCACCCGGTTGCATTCAGATCGTGCCCCCAAATCGCGCAGTAATCCGCCGCCTGGGCGGATCCACAATCGACCGTAATCGTCGCCGGCATCGATGCGGGTTTCCACCAGGAAAACGATCGGTAATCGATCAGGTTAAGCACGTCGAACCCCGTCGCCGTCGAGCTCGCCGCCGGCGTCGCGTCGTTAAACCTGGATTCGAAAAGGATTTTGGATTGTTCGGCCATCAGTACCCCTTAACGATAACGCCGTCGCCGGCCGCCTCCGAGATCGTCGGCAAAAGCTTGTCCCGAACCCAGGACGCCGACACGAAACCCGAGTCGGATTCGATCTGAATATTAACAACTCGCGGCGCCTGGCGCTCGGCCTGCTGTTCGAACTCGGTCGGCGGAAGGTTCGACGCGCTACTCGACGGCAGCCCCGTAATCGGCGACGCCGGCGCCACCGGCGCAACACCCGAGCCCGCGCCAAACGATTGCGATCGTATTGCCTGCACTCGCGCCATACCGCCCAGGACGGCCGCCGCGGCCGCCGCCGCGCCCAAGGCAGGCCCGACGATCGGAATACTTGCGAGCGACGCAAAGGCGCCTTGCGCGGCGCGATAAGTCTGGATAATCGTTTCGCCGATCGCCGCCGCCTTGCCAACCTCAAACATCGAGCGGCTATTCGTCGTCATCAAAACCGACATTTGACCAAGGAAAAACTGCGCGCTATCAAGATCAAGTTTCCGATAATAGTTTGAGATCCCGAACCGCTTTCGCATTTCCGCGTTAACGATCGCGGTTTCGCGCTCCTGGAATTCCTTTGTGAGCAAAAGGCGCTGGTTATCCCATCCGCCTTTAATCGTGAATTGTTCCGCCTCGAGCTCGTCGAGCAGCTCGGACTTGATTCGAAACCAATCATTAAGCACGTCGCGCTCGTTCGCGATCGATTGAGTAAGCGCCGTGCCCTCGCTGAGTAACTGTTGCATCCGGGCGGCGTGTTCCTGTTCGCGCGCCTCTTTTAATTCCTGGCCAACGTCGATCGCGTCCCGGATCGCCTCGTCCGTATCGTCGAGCCAATCCTGATTGACCTGCATTTGACGAATAGCGCGGCCGATCTCGGCCTCGTGAAAGCGTTCCTTTTCCGCCTCGAGGCGCGCCCAATGCGAGATTTCTTCTTTCGTTAACCGCGCGGATTCCTTCGCCCAGGCTTCGCGGCGTTTCGTCGCCGCGGCCGCGGCGTCGGCGTCCTTCTTTTCCCTCGACTTGCGCGCATCATCTAAAACTTTGGCATGGTCGGCGTAAAATTCTTCCGCCGTCTGCTCGCCATCCGGCCCGCGTATCGTTCCGCTATCGCGCCGGCGATCGTCGCGATCCTCGAGAAACTCGCCGCCCGCCTGTAGCGTTGGACCAATGGGCCCCGGCAAGCTTTCGCCGATGATTTTCAGATAACTGGCAACCCAATTGCCTTTTTCAATTTCCTCGCGCATGTTGCGCAAACCGGATTCGACGCTTTGAAAAAATCCCGTAACAACGCCTTGCGCAAAATCCGAATTTCCGGCGGCGCGCAAAAGGCGCTCCCATTCCTCGTTAACCGCCAGCATCGATCCATGTAAGCCGCCTTTGAGATTTTTCGCCGTGCCGCCGAACTGCCCCTCGAGCGTTTCCAGTATCACCGCCTGCGCCGATGCTAGATCGTTTGTCTCCTGGAAATTTTTAATCATTTCCTGTTGAACCGGCGTAAACGAAACGCCTACATCCGCCAGCGCGGACATGCCTTTAACCGGATCCTCGAGCGCCTTGCCGATCTGGACAACGCTCGATTTCAAATCCTGATTCATAACCGCCGACAGATCCGCGGCGAGCCGGATGCCCTCCGTAAAGGTTTCCTCCTGGACGTTTTTAAACGTCAGCATTATCGCGGCCGCGTCCCGGATCTGGTTTTGCCCGAAAACGCTTTCCTGGTTCATTGTCTCGATAAAATTTTCGAGCTCCGAAACCGCAAGGCCAACCGTGCCGCCCGTCGCTTTGTAAACCGCGTCGAGTCTAAGCGTTGTCTGCTCGAGCTCGACCGTTTCGCGCGCGACTTCCGAAAACAATTTCGAAACGCCAACCGCGGCAAACACACCCGACGCGCCGACCCAAACATTACGAAGCGACGCGACCCCGCCCTCGATCGACTTAAGATTTTGTTTGACCGAAGTCGCCGCGCTCTTTGTGCGATCACGCCCGACGAAATCTATCGAATATTTTTTGTCCGCCACGTTATAGCCTCCGGATTGCCAGATCCAATTGCCGGCCCATTTCGCGCCGGAAAGCTTTAAAGCCGGACGTGGTTAGCGCCCGCGTTATCGCACGGTTTTGCACGGCATCAGGCACCGCGATCGATCTCAGATTACGCAACTCGCGCCGCGCGGCTCCGACGCGCCGAAATGCGCCGGGCCCGTTCGGCCCCTCCGCCAGAAACGCGCCCGCGATCAACTTGCGCCCGGCGTTTTTCTTGATCCGTACCGACACACCGCCGCCGCGTTTATTGTGCCGGCGCCCCGGTTTGTTCCAGGCATTAACCGCGCTCGGCCTGAAATCCATTATTGGCAGGCGCCGCCCGCTAAACCTCACCGAGCCGCGGATCGCCGCTTGCTTTGGCGACGCCTTCAGCAAGGTAATTGTGGCGCGGACAACCTTTTGCTTAACGTTATAAACCTTAGTCACCTCGCGCGCGGATTCCGTTTTAACCTTGCGCAACCCAACATTGATGCCGCGCACAAGAGCGACGTTTCGCGCCTTGTTTGTGAGCTCGCCGAAGTCGCGAGCCGCCCGGTTGATATCCTGGACGACACTTAATTCGATCATTTTTGCCGCGCCCTTTCCTCGCGCTCGGTCCGGATCCTGGCGAACTCCCCGTCGATCACCTCCATCGCTTCGACATACTTCGCCGACTGGTCGAGCACCCCGCCCGCCTGCGGCAAAAAACCTTCTGTGTAATGTCTGTGCAATCTCAGCATTTGATGTGATTGTCTGGTAATCATCGGCAGAAAACAGGTTCGCGAATCCATCAACCCGGTTATCCGGAAGATTGGAGCCGGCGCGGGGTTTCGTTCGTCACAGTGCCGGCCCCATCGGCACCCGTCGCAGTTAAACTCGTTTCGCGCTGCTGCGACGTTTGCAGCGATTCGAAGTTTTTTCGCTCGTCCTCCGACAACCTTGACCGGATCCAGATCTCGACCGAGAGCGCACCAACCAACCCGATATCGAGCCGTTCGATGTTCGCGTCCATGTTCCGCGGATCCCACTCCACCGGCTCGCCGGCTTCATCGTTGAGCCCGCGCCACCCGAGCAGACCCGCCGCCAGGATCACGCGGCAACTCTCCCCGGAAAACTTCGTCGATCCGTCAGGCGTTAACCGCATATCCACATCCACAAGCGCAATGCCTGGCAACGCCTTGATCTGAAACGCGAGCCCCGAATCGGCGATCGCCGGCGGCGTCCACCATTCCGGCTTGTAAATCGGTAAAGCCTCCCCCGGTTTTCTCATCTTTCCCCCTCAGTCACTCAAAACACACAAAAAAAAGCGCGGAAACCAACCTAGAAACAACGATCGGCGCCGCGCCCTTATCACCCTACCAGCAAGGCCCGCAATCGCTTAGGCGGCGATCTGGCCCGATCTGAGGCGTTTTCGATTTAAGTAAAGATTACCGAAACCTCATCATCCCCGGACGTTTCCAGGCCAATAAACGAAGCATTGCGCACCACAATGCCGGACTTGTCGCCGGCCGACTGCTCGGTAATACTCGCCTTGCCAACCGTAAACCGCACCTGGTTGCCGGCCGACCCGATCGCGCCGGTATCGATCGCAAATGTTGCGTTTGTTTTCCACTTGGTCAGGAAATCATAATCCGCAACCAACTTATCCTCGATGTCGATCGAACCCGTTACGCGGCGGTTTGAAATCCGGATCTCGCCGTACCCGTTTGCCTGCACAATATCTTCCGGTTGCGCAACCTCATTGCCAAGCGCGATCGAGATCGTCGAGGCCGCCGGCGATTCCGTATCGAACGCCAGGCCCGACATGCCGATCATAATCGGCGGGACTTCGCTCGAATACGTTGGCGACACAAGCGAAACATCCGTTTCGCTAATCAAGTGTCCGGTAAATGTAAAGCTTGCCATTGCCGGCTTGCCGACGCCGAGCTCGAACGAAACGTCGCCGCGAGCGCCCGACATGATGAAAAGCTTTCCCGCCCGGTAAAAATAGATCGTCACGGACTTCTGGCTCGACTGCGCCGAAACCGGCTTATAAGTAACAGAAACGCCCGGATCGATTGTCTCGGACATTGCGCACGCCTGTAGGATTGCGCCGATCTCTGGCGGCGTGCCGGCCGCTCCGGATCCTTTGAGCTCGGCGGAAAAAGTCACCTGGAAAAGCTCGCCCGCGTGTAGCGGCTGAAAAGGCGCGAGCGTTTCGCGAACGCCGGCGCGCTCGGCCATGCCCCGGCCAACCAGCGACCAGGCCGGTTCCTCTACCATAACCTCATCAGCCGAAACCGCCGGCGATGGATCTGTCCGGTAAGTCGATTCTTCTTTGGCTAGGATCACCGTTTGACGTGTAAGCATTTCTGACCCCCTAAGCTAACTGCGATGCATTAAGCCGCGCCGTTCGATACTGCGCGACCAAGTTAAGCAACAACCCCCCGCGATCCGTGTCTACTTGCGCGAGCGTTGTTTGTGTTCCCTGGTGTTCAACAAAAAGAGCAAGGCCGCCGATCGACGGATCCGCCTCGATCGCGTTTTCGATTTCCTCGGCCAACCCGTTAAGATCCGATTGCAATTCCGGCGAGCTCATGTCGGCCGGATTATCGATCGCATGAATCTCGATCCGGATCTCGAGCTCGCGCGTTTTCTTGCTGTTCACATCATCGACCGCGCTGGTTTCGTCGCCCTGATAAACCAGTGCGATCGGAAATTCGTCCGACTCGATCGCATACATTCGCCCGGACTTCACATTGCCGCCGAGCGTTGTTGACGCCGCAACGATCTGCGCAACCAGGCCGGCGATAAGCGTTTCGCGCGCGTGCATCAGGCGTGCAACACAAGGCGCGTAACGCCCTGGCCGTCCGGCTCGATCGTGCGCACCCGATAATCCACGCCCTCGATCGTCAACGTATCACCGACAACCAGGCCGGCAACCTCGGAACTCTGGACCATAGCCGCCGGCGCGCGGCCGCTATGCTCAACAGTGCCGAATTCGTAATCTTCATAACCGTTATCAAACAAAATCGAAATCGAACTCGCGGCGCCACCGGCGGCCGGCGTCCACGTCGCAGCGAGGCCGAATTCCGCCTCGCTGAAATGCACCGCAAGATTCTGATTTAACCCCACCGGATAACCCTTAACTCGACGCGGGCGGATCCGCGCGCTTGGTCGAACGCTTGCCGTCCACCACATGCGCGCGGCCGGTCCCGCAGATCTGGCGTGCGACGCCTTCGCGTAAAGTTACCTGCTCGCCGACCTTGACATGCTGATCCGCACTTATGAAAAAGGCGCGATCCGCCTCGATAGTGATCTCGCGATCTTTTGTTTGTGCCATTGCATTAGCCTCCAAAGATTCCGAAACGTTACCGGCAACGAGCTCCGGAGAACCCGCCGCCGTTAACACTGACAACCCTTAGCCGTTACCGGCTTAGGTTATGGTTGTTGCGCGGGAGAATGCACCGGCGTGCCGGATGCCCCAATCGACCGAGTAAACAGCCCGCACGCCGTAAATCGCGGCCTGGAAATTGGCAAACGGGTTTACCTCGATCTCAAGCACGCCCCACTCGGCCAAAATCGCCTCGGACCAATCGCCAAAAATCATGGTTGCGGCAGTCAACTGCGACGAGCTCATCGCCGGAAATCCGGCAAGGTTCCCGTTCCAGATATTGCCCTCCCACATCGGCGAGGCGGTAGACGCGAACTTGACCCGCTGCATCATCAGCGACGCGACCGCCGCGGTCGTGGCATAGCCGCCCGCCTGCGGCATCACCTCTGCGCCTGCTACATCGGTCTGAAACTCGAGCACGCCAGCGTATGCAAGCGATGTACCCGTCACCGCACCGATGCCGGCCGTATTCGCGATGCCGGTCGGAGCGCCGCCCGTTCCGTCACCCTCGAGCCCGGCAGCATCAACCGCAAGGCCGACGATCCGCGCAAGATCGTCCGCGACAATGCCCTCGGCCGCCGGCGCGGATTGCATCATCAATTGCCGCGAAATCTCGGTATAGCCGCCGACGTTTTTCGGCGACAAAGCCAACTGTCCGAGCGTCTGGTTGGATTCGGTAATCTGCGACCCTTCATTCGCCAACCAGTACGCCGTGCCGGCACCGTCCAGGCGCGGAATCGTGATATTCGAAACCAGACCAGGCAAGCGACGCGCGCCCATGTTCAACATAACCGAACGCGCCCGCAGCAGATCAATGAAGCTCATATTCTCCGTCGCCACCAAATGCCCGCCGGCGGTTGCCGTGCCGACCGTCATATCGCGCCGCGCCTGGTTCGGCCGTTCCATCACCTCAAACGGCATATAGAAAGTGCGCTCATCCGGCGATTTGCCAAGCTTCGCCGCAACCGTGCGCGACGCCTCGAGCTCGAGACCGGCTTTGTCCCAATTTTGCGAACCGCAAGCGAGAATCGCGCGCGCCAGGGAATAGCGGCCGGTTTCTTTTCCGTCCATACCAATGCGAGTAAGCGGATTGGGATTCTTTGCGCGTTCCTCGTGGATTTTGAGGATCTCATCCGAGATAGTGTTCCAATCCGCGCCCTCGCGGATCCACTGCTCGCAAATCCGATCGTCGATGTTATTGGATTTACCGAGATTGCGAATCGCGGCCGCGCGTTGCTGCTCGTGTTTTACCGGATCGATCGACGCCGGCGCGCCGCCGTTGTCCGTTACTTTCACGTCTGGGTTTGCGTTGTTGCCGGATTCGCCGGCGGCGTTACTGGTATGCATATCTCGCACCTTTCCATTTGTGGCGGATGCCGCCGTTTCAGAATTTGCGCCGGCCCCTGGCGCACCAACAAACGCCCGCCCAACCCCGACGGAATTATCCATCGGGATTGTCACGAGCGAGTTTTCCATCGGTTCCCAATCGACCACGCGATAAGTCGGGATCTTGTCATGCTTGCCGCGCTGCGGATTGGATACCATTCGTTCATACGTCTCGCCGTCGAGCTCGCGCGCGGCGCGTTCCTCGTCGCCCTCCTCGATCGCCTTGTGTACCAAATAGCCGATCGAACTTTTAACCAGGACGCCGGCCTTAACTAGCTCGATGGTTTCGCGCCCGGCTTGCGTCGCGGCGGTAATGCGCACCTTGCCGCGCAGGGTTTCGCCGTCGGTCGTAATCGTGCCGGCCAAGTGCGTCCCGCGTAGCTCGTTCCAATCATGATTAAACAGCAACGGCGCGGAATCCTCGAGGCGATCGAGGCGAATCGATTTCTTTGCATGGTCGAGCACCTCATACCCGAACCAACGCTCGGCCGGCGCCGAGCTCGAAAACGCCATTTCGACAATCAAATCGCCGTTGTCAAGCTCTTGAAACGGCGAATCGCCTCGCAACTGGATCTCGAATTCCCGAGTAAACATTTTTAACCTCCTAAGCTAACCAGGCGCG